GGTCAGGATCTAGATGACGGAGGCTATCTTTTCTTGGGAGACCTGGACGACCTTTCGTCGGCGGAGGAAGCAGACCCGTTGGCGGTAGACGGCGCCCGAGAGATCCGCGCCCGTTCCAAGGTCCCCCGCCTCCGTGTTGCGACAGAATACCTGCGGAAAGTGTGGCTGTAAGGGTACAATAGGTGGAGGGTGCTCGGATGGGGACGGAAGGGTTGGACGCTGTGGTAAAGGCTCTCAACGCGAAGATTTCCGAGATCGAGGGCGCTACGGAGAAAGGAATGCGCGAGGCAGCCTTGCGCATTCGCCGCTCGGCTCTCCCTCGGACACCTCTCGTCACAGGGAACCTTCGAGACTCAGCCTTCGTGGTAGCTCGGGCCTTCACGGAAGGGGGCGGCAACGACCCAGACCACCTTGTGAGTGAGGAGTTGGCCGTCGTGCGTTCCTCTAAAGTTCCAATGGCCTCGATTGGCTACACGGCGCGTTACGCCGCCGCTGTCCACGAGAACCCAAAAGCGGGGAAGTCCGGCCGCCCGGGCGCGAGCGTTGTCGGCGAGTGGAAGTTCTTGGAGACGACCGTCAAGGAGCGCTCTTCGGAAGTCCTGGAGCTGATCTCTCGTGAAGTAAAGAGGATGACGTGAATCCGGCAACTGTGGACGTCAAAGACATCTTGGAGAGCTCGGAGTCCGGCACGGGGCTCACGTTCGGCACGGATCTCTTTATTTCTTTCGAGCCGGACAGCCCGGACGCCGTCGTCACGCTTTACGACAGTGGTGGCTGGGCTCCCGACGCACACGACTACCAGAAACCTACGATCATGGCCCGTGTCCGGGGGCCAAAAGGAGGTTACGCGACCGGATATGCAACCGCAAGGGCGGTAGTGGACGCCCTCCACGAGCGAAACAACGAAACGTGGAACGGGACACGCTACATCGGGATCTGGCAGGAAGGGGACGTCCTCTTCCTCGAGTACGACGACAGTCGAAGGCCCGTGTTCAGCGTCAACTTCCGAGTCCACCGAACCCCTTGACTGCCGCACTACCCATGGCGGCCCTACCCAAGGAGAAGAAGAGCGATGCGAAAAGACGAACGAACGGAGTTGTGAACTAGGAGGCAAGACCCATGTCTACTGCTGCGATTGCTGGTGTAGGTGCTGTATTTCAGAGGGGCGGGGCCGCCCTCGCCGAGGTGAACTCGATCCAGGGCCCCAATAAGAGCCGAGAGACGATCGACGTCACCTCCCTGGACTCCTCGGGCGGTTACCGGGAGTTCATCCCGTCGTTCCGGGACCCGGGGGAACTGACCCTCAACATGAACTTCACCCGGGCCGTCTACGACCTCTTGAATGCCGACTTTGAGGCCTCGACGACCCAGAACTACGACATCGTCTTTCCCGACACCGGCAACACGAGCCTCGACTTCGACGGCTACGTGACGGGGATCACCATCGGCATCCCGACGGACGACAAGGTCACCATGGACGTCACGATCAAGATCACGGGCGTCGTGACCTTGACCAGCTAACCCCAACCCCTGGGCCCTACCCAAGGGCCCCCTACCCAAGGAGATGGAAATGGCAGTAAAGAAGACCACACCCATTCGGAAGTCCACACCCCTTCGAGACCGGCTCTTACTTCTTGCCATGGAGCTCAAGACGGAGGACGTCGAGGTCCCGGAGTTGAAGGAGACCCTTCGGCTTCGGGAACTCACCGGCACCGAGCGAGCCCGCTACGAAGGTGAGATCGTGGGGGACGGCAACAAGCGGAATTTCGAGAACGTGCGCGCTGGCATGGTCGCACGTTCCATCGTCGACCCCGACACGGGGGAGCGCGTCTTCCACGACTCCGACATCCCCGTGATCGGGCAGTGGCCGGCCTCCGTCTTGGACCGGCTGTTCACAGTGTGTCAGCGTCTCTCGTCTTTACGCAACGAGGACCTGGAGGACTTGCGAAAAAACTCCGAAGACGACCAGAGCGAAGATTCTACGCCCGCTTAGGATTCGCCCTTGGTCGTACGATTGAGGAGACATTGGCCACGACCTCCAGCCGGGAACTGACGGAATACCGCGCTCTCTACGAACTCGAGCCCTGGGGAGAGGACCGGGACGACTGGCGGGTCGGCCAGCTCACGGCCCTCGTCTCCAACCTCTTTCGGGAGAAAGGGGCCAAACCGCGCCCGGCCGGAGACTTCATGTGGGTCACGCTGACCGCAGCCAAGCCGAAGCAGTCGGGCCAAGAGATCCTGGATCACCTGCGCGCGGTCGCGATTCCCAAACGCGTCGTGGTCCAAGAGCGGGAGAAGAAGAAGGCCAAATTGGAAAAGCTCGCCAAACAGCGTAAGGAAGGTAAAGACTGATGGCCAGTATTGGCAGTTTGGTCGTTCGCATCACAGGCGACACAAAAGGACTACTTGATGCTTTGGAG